AAAATAACTAAAGTACCAATAGATGGATGCTGGGAATTATTTGACGATTCAAACGTAGAAGAACACAAGGCATATAATGATATATGTATGTTAATTGACGATGAATTAGAAAATTGGCACTGGTATGACCGCAAACTGTTTAAACTTTATAGAGACACAGATATGTCTATGAGAGATATTGCAGGAGAAACTAACATAAGTTTAATATCAATATTCCATTCTATTAAAAACTACAAAGAAATATTAAGTACAAAATTTCAAAAAGATTACCAAAACTATATTAATAACGATTTTAATCAAATTTACTAAAAATGGCAAAAAGAAAAGCACAAGGATTAGGAGATTCAATAGAAAAACTAACCGAAGTTACAGGAATTAAAAAAGCAGTTGAAATGTTTAGCGAAGCAACAGGAATTGATTGCGGATGTGATGAAAGAAAAGTTAAACTAAATAATTTATTCCCTTACAACAGAAATATAAACTGTTTAAATGAATCAGATTATAATAAACTAACAAAGTATTTATCTGCTGAACAAAGTACATTAAATGCAATAGAACAACAAGAAGTATCAGACATCTATTTTAACGTATTTAACTATCGTTTACAGATAAGTTCTTGTGCAAGTTGTTGGAAAGGTAAGCTTGAAGAATTAAGACGTGTATACAACGAATATACAGTAAATGAATAACTGGACAGAAGTTGATTTATTTAATTGGTTAAAAGAAAATGTATATCCTGATTTAGTTAAAGCTAAAAATCAAATGTCAAGATGGGATTGTTACAGTCCCATCAAAGGGCATAGATTAGAATTAAAGTGCAGGAAAACGCATTATAACACTTTACTACTTGAAAAGAAAAAGTATGATGCAATGAAACAAGAATGTGAAAAGCATTTAGATACACCAATGTATTTTAACTCAACTCCAAAAGGAATATACAGTTTTAACTTAAATCTAATTATTCCAGAATGGGAACTTAATAATAAAAACCCTGCAACCACACAATTTTACAATACAAACAAAATAGAAAAAGAAGTAGCATATTTAGAACTAACAAAAGCAAAACAATGGAAATAAACATAATACAACAAGAGTATTTAAAATCAGTAATATTAAGTCAGTTACTGTTAGAATCAAATGAAAGTTTAATTTTTACAACACAATACAAGCAACAGATTAAACACAAGATAAATAGTTTAAATAAAGACTTGGAAGAAACAGTAAGAAACGAATTTAAAATAATCTACAATACAGACCCAGAAACAACAACTAATATATTGCGAAGTATAGAAGAAATAGTTTCCAAACTGCAAACAAGTACATTAGATGAATTAGTATTTATAAATGCAGTAATAGATAAATACAAAGAAAACAGTGAATGGTTTAAAGAGTACGGAGAAACAGAATTTTTAAAATTAGACTAATGAAATTAACATACACATCTTACGGAAAAACATCAACAATAGAAACAGAAAATGATGACATTGATATTAATGAATTAGGGCAAATGCTTTATAATTTATGTTTAACACAAACTTGGTCACCTGTAATATTAAAATCAATATTTAAAAAGGATGTTACAAATGGCTAAAAAGCAATCAGAAAAGTATTCTCCAAAAGAAACTGAAATAGAAGCAATGAGATTATGCTGGAAGAATGATTTAGCTTATGTTATCCAACCAATACAAAATACAAAAATGTATCACGTAATTAAGTTTCAAATATCAGATAATTTAAAGATATATACTTTTGAAATAGATAAAACAAAAATAGAATTTACAGAATATGAAGCATCTAAAAAGGTTATGGAATTATACACACAACATTCTAAAAGATTTAAATAATGTGGACAACAATAGATATATTTGAAAGACCAAAAAGAGAAAAGAAAATAAAAAAGAAAATGAAAGATAGTATAGTAGAATCAGTTATAGAACAATTTAAACAACGTTCTAACGTAGGAATTAATAAATATGGTACAACATTAGATAGAAAAGATTTAAGTACCTTAGAATGGATGATTCACTTTAGAGAGGAGTTGATGGATGGATTATTATATTTAGAACGTGTAATAAAAGATACGCAAAAGGAAAATATAATTAATATAATGAAATCTGATGAAGAATTAGGATTATATGCAAATACTTTTAGCGGAACAACATCATCAATTACAAATGGAACAACTGGAACAATTTCAACAACTACAACACATTATGACACGAAGTAAACAATCAGCACTACAAAGAATCCAACGTATAATGAAATTCAATTATAATAGAGGATTAAACTCGGAAAGAGTTAATGAAATATATAGAAAAATTATTAATTTAAAATTAAGCAATCAGAAATGATTGTTTTTTTTTATGTTAATTTTTTGTTAAAATGTTTTTTATAAACAAATAATGTTTATATTTGTACTCAACAAACAAACAAATAGAAATTATGACAACTACTCAAAAAGCATTCAACCAAATTCAATTAAGAATAAAAGAAGTAAATCAAGCTTCTTATTATGATTTAGATTATTGGCAAATAAAAGATATTAAAAAAGCATTGGAAATTAAATTAGAAGAAATAGCTTTAGAATTAACTGCTGAAAGATACGCTAACAATTACTAATATGGAAGCAAAAGAAAAAGCAAAAAATTTATTCAATAAATATTATATTTATTTAAGAGCTAATTTAATGTATGATGAAGAAGCAAAAGAAGATGCTAAACATTGTGCATTAATATCTGTTAATGAAATATTAGAAGCAACTTGGAAAGAAATTAGAGTAAGAGAAAAAGTTACTTATTCAATAACTGGTTATGATGATGTAGTTAGAGTTCAATATGATAAATTTTGGCAAGAAGTTAAACAAGAAATAGAGCTATTATGACACCAAAAAAAATATTAGAAATATTAGACGAAAATGTTTATAAAAATTTATCTTTAAATTATAATTCAGAAGGTAAGTTAATGACTAAAAATGAATTAAAATTAAAAGTACGAATGATTAAAAATTTAATACTTAATTTTACAATACAATCATTAATAGAAAAAGATGTTTCTTATATTGAATTTCAAGAAGCTAAAGATTTAATGATATGAAAGATAAAGATATAATTAATTTTGCTAAATTTTATGAAAGATATAGATATAATAATAGTTATATTCTTTTAACAGACTACAAATTTTTATTAATATATAAACAACAATTTAAAAAACAAACAAAATGGACAAACTACAAATTTTATTCAAATTAGAAACCTGTATAGAGGTTATGAAAACAACAGACAATGTTTATGTACGTAAACAATTAGAATTAATTGCTGAAGCATTAGTTAAAGATTGGAATGAATCAGATGCTTATGCACAACAGATTAGAGACGTATTAAATTATGATGAAACAATGAATAATTTAGATAATATAAGAATATGAATGAAGCTGCATACTTTACAATACAATCTAAAGTACAGGGATTAGATAGAGAATTGTTCCAATACCTTGGGGAACTAATGTCTGGACAAAGTTTAACATCTGATGACCATTTAAAGATAATGATTGATAGTACAGAAAGAGAATTAGCAACATACGATTACATACTAAAACTAATAATAAACAATGGAAACAAAAATTAAAACATTCGACAACAAGATTTGGGATAAGCAAGAACTAATTGACAATATGTATGATGATACATTCTATTACGGTTATCTTGGTAAACAAGCTTTAAGTAGTTCAAGTCTTAAAATGGTGCTATCAAGTCCTAAAACGTATAAATATGTTACAAAGTACGGACAAAGTGAAACACAACCTTTACGTGATGGTAAACTATTTCATACAATGATTTTAGAACCACATAAGATTGATGAATTAACTATTGTAGATGTAGCAACTAAAGCAGGAAAAGCATACAAAGAAGCAAAAGCAGAAGGTAAAGAAGTTTACACTACAAATGAAATAAAAGCTGCTGAAAGATTAGCTGATGCAATTTTAAGAAACGATGAAGCAGTACACTATATGTCTAAAGCACAATTTGAAATTCCAGAAATAGCAATGATAAACGGAATACCATTTAGAGCAAAAGCAGATATATTAAAAGACAATATGATTGTAGATTTAAAAACTACTACTGGATTAAATGAGTTTAGATATTCAGCAGATAAATACAGTTATGATTTACAAGCATATCTTTACAGGGAAATGTTTGGTGTAGATGAATTTGTTTTTGTGTGCATTGATAAAGGAAGTTTAGACATTGGAATATTTGAATGTAGTGATGAATTTTACGATAAAGGCAAACGTAAACTTGAACAAGGTATAGATAATTATAAATACTTCTTTGGAGAAGATAGCGATATAGATTTAAACCAATATGTATTAAGAGGAATACTTTAAATAAAACAAAATGGAAATAACAGAAAGATTAAAAGAAATAATATTAAAAGAAACTGATATAGATGTTTCTAAAAATAGTAGAAAGCATAATATAATAGAAGCAAGAGCATTATACTTCTATTTGGTAAAACATTTTAAACCTAAAATGACATTACAAGAAATAGCTGAATCAGTAAATAAGAATCACGCTACTGTAATACATTCTTTAAATAACTATACAATGTATGAAAAGTTTAATAGAGATTTAAGAAGTTTAAGAAATATAATAGTAAATCAAATGGATGAAGAAAACATTTTAAATACAGAAAATATTAATGAGTTAAGATTAGAACTTAAAAAGAAAAACTTAAAAGTATCTGAATTAGAAATACAATTAGAGGAAAGTAATTTAAGAATAAATAAACTTGAAAAAGCAGCATACGAATACAAAATAATAGAACAGTTAAACAACCTTTTAAATAAAACAAAAGATACAGAACACCACAATGTAATGATACTACGTTTAGAAGCTATCTACGATATGAATATGAAAGTAATAGAACATAATAAAAACAATTAAGATGAAAAAAAACAAAGTAATTCAATTAATGACTTTAGCATTTGAAGCAGGATTTAAACAAGCAGAAATAGTTGAAGCAGGATTAGAAGGAAAAGAAACAGATATATTAGTAAACTGGATTTATATTAAAAACGTAAATAATAAATAAGATGCCAGATATAACAATGTGTTCAGGAAACAACTGCGAACTATCTTCTATATGTTACAGATATAAAGCAGAACCAAGTAAGTTTAGACAATCATACTTTTGTAAACCTCCTAATGAAGGATTAGAATGTGAATACTTCTGGGAATATAAACCAGATGAAGAATGAAATATATATTAGTGTTATTAGCTTATGAGTTTATAAGGTCAAAGTTAATTTGGCTATGGTATTATTTAATTAAAAAAGGAACAGAATGAAACCAATACATAAATTTAATAATGGTAAAGGTGCTACATTATGTAATTGGTGTAGTAAGATTATAAATATAGGTTTTACTGATGCTTTATATTGTAATGAAATATGTGAATCAAAACATAATTTAAAATTAAATTTTACTGATAAAGAATATCGAGAACAAATTGATGAGCAATTTAAACAGATAAAAGAAAGAGCAAATAATTATATGAGATTGAAAAA